CGGCAGCGGCAGCTGCGGGTAAGTGACGGGAAAACCTGTGTTAAACATGTTCCTTCCTCCTTATTTCACTCGCCAGAAATAGCTTGGTACTTCGTCTCCGCTGTCCCAGCTGTCGTACCAGTCGCCGTCTATCACGGCCACGGCATGGGATCCGGTACCGATGATGTATGTTCCTGCCGGCATGCGGTTTGCGAAAGCTCGCACCGTCATACACCTGGGGCACGCCTCCGGCAGCAGGAACTGTTCAAAGCCCATCTGGTCCAGGTACTTTCCCCATACCGCATTGCTGTTGGGCATCTCACACTCCTGACGCCCCAGGCGGCAAAGATCGTCGTATACCTTTCCCCAGCTCTGCTCCGTTGCTATGGCTATAGCCCGTACTACGCAGTCCCCCGCCTGTTTCCCCAGCGGGTTAGGGTTTGACCGGATCCACATGCTCTGTTCCTCCGCCGTTTCTTTGCTTAAATTGTCGCAAAAAAATAAGCCGCTGTAGACAGCGGTATGTATGTGTATTGTTGTGATTTATATGGAATTTATTGCAATAAAAAAGGACGGTCCTCAGCCGTCCGGTTCTTCGTATGGAATATGTGAAAACAGTTCTCTTTCTCCGTCTCTAAGGTGGATAAATACCGTGGATTTATCGATCTTCATCGCGTCCGCTATATCCTGCAGCTTTACGCCGTCCACCAGCCTCATATACAGCATCTTACGGTCGTTCTTGTCATGGATATATTCTTTTATCAACTCAGTAATCTGCTGGTTGCCATACTTAGGGCGCGGGGTTGTCTTTGGCATTGGTCACCTCCTGGAAGGGTGTTTTCCCTTCCATCAGCTCAACGATCGTATGGTTAAGCTGCGTGATCGTGTCATTGAACATCTGCGTCCTGTGCGTGTAGAACATGGCCATGCAGAAAACCACCAGCAGAATGATAATGCTCTGGATAATGTTCGCTGTTTTCTGTCCTTTGGAAATCTTGCTGACTTCCTTCACGACATTCGACATCCGCTCATTATCCATATCTTTGTGCATCATGGCGTTTTCATGCAGGAAAAACGGAACACAAGCCTGCCGGTCCTGGCATGCAGAGCATTTCTCTTCATGCTTTTTGATTTCACTCATACATTTTCCTCCGGCTTCTGCTGTTCCTTATTCTCCGGTACATCACCTTTTTCCCGCATAATCTCCAATACCTTCAGCAGGATCTTGGGGACCGGCACGCCCATGCTGGCCACATTTTCAAGGATTGAGAATCCTTCACTGGCGATAAACCACAGACACGTCGCACCCATAACCGCTTCAAATTGGATGCCGGCACCTTTACTGACTGCCATATCCAGCAGCGAAGCCAGCAGGACCACCAGCAGGATCAGGGCTTTCTTCAGCAGTCCTCTGAATGCCGCATGACTGGCCAGGTACCCTGTTTCCGTTTTTGTACTCTTGCCCATGGCGCCGCAGATCAGGCCCGTCACATAATCAATGGACATGACAGCGATCAGGATCCACACCAGGGGCGGCATGGTTGTGAAGAATGAGACGATGGCCCCGCCTATAGCCGCCAGGATTTCCGCTACCTTTTTCATTATCCTACTTCCTCCTCCATGATTGCATTTTCATATTCCTCGCAGATCTTCTGCGCGGTTTCCCTTGTCTGGTGGCTGATGATCACCGTGTACAGCTGGCCCATGTTCAGGAATTTGGTCATCATGTATCCGGATCTGCCTGCCCACTCTATCCGGCTCCATTTGTCCCCGGGCTCCAGCAGGATCACTTGAGCGCCTACCGGCACTTCCCAGTACAGCCTGCAGGTCACAGATGGTTTATCCCGCATCTTTACCTTGCTTCCGGAATCCGCGTACACCGTAGCCGTTCGCACGTCAGGCGTCTCTTCCTCCGTCTCGCTGCTCACCCAGGGCAGCTGGCCAAAGTATCCCCACTTGCCCAGTTTTTCATCAATCAGCGCATGCGGGCTGGTCATGTGCATGATCCGCAGCGGGTTTACCTGTATGACGGTCCCGATATGGGTAAAGTTCGTTTCATCCCAGGTTGGATCATAATCGGATCCGCCTTTCCGGTACCGGTCCGGCAGCGGCATGCTTTTATCGTCCTTGTCCCGGGTTTTCAGCACCACGTCTCCCAGGCGCAGCTGCTCTTCCTTTTTGATCTTCTGCAGGTTCTTGATGGTCTTGCGGGCCGCCTGGTTGGTGCCCCGCATATTCGGCGTATCTTCCTGGCCGGCACGGTGGGATCCTCCGCGGCACATGCCTATGCAGTCGCACTTATGATTGGACCCGTCTCCGCCTTCCTCATATTCCGGATCCTCTACATAAATACTGTTTACGCCTTCCACATACTGCTCAGGAGTGATCATTCATTGCTTCCCCCTCCCGGGATATCATGTTTGTAGCAGCCGTTCATCATCGGCTTGCCTTCCGCATCGAACAGGATCGCGGAGTGCAGAGGATATTCACTGAGAGCAGCCTGGCTCATGATCTCATAGAATTTGCTTTCTCCCTTGCATTTGGCTTTGTTTTCGTTTGCGTCATACAGATAGTAGACAAAATGTTCATACTCCCCGTTGGCGTATCTCCGGATCTCCACAACATAAAACTGATAAATTTCGTTCATTTGGGTTCCCTCCTTCTTGGTAATGAATGTAGCAAAGGGAGCCTTGTTTTGTTAGTCGCAAGGAAAAGGACCGGCAGCTGCCGGCCCCTCCGTTTACTTGTTTTTCTTCTTGTTCTCGTCTATCCATCTGTTGATTACCTTGTCTGCGTCAGTTGCAGTATACCCGGCCGCTTTGTATGCCTTCTCCAGGGCGTCCCGGATCCGGATCCGCTGCCGGCTGTCCGCTGCCAGGTATTCGCTCTTCCAGTCGCTGAGTTTGTTTTTGATTTTTTCCTTCGTGATTCCGTGTGCCAGCAACTCCTTGACGGCCTGCTGGATATCCACGGCTTTGTTTGCGTTCACCGCGTCTGTTAATCGGTAATAGTAACCGCTTACACCATCCTCCTTCTTTGTCTGTTTTTGATAGTCCAGTCGGTCCATTGTCCAGAAGATATCATCATCGGTCATATCACTGCGGAACTTCTTCAGCGCATTTATCGTTATCTGACGGCTGGCCTCGCCATTCTTGTATTTTTCCAGGATGTAGCTATTCACATGATTGTTGATCTTCTTTTCGTCAAAACCATGCTGAAGCAATTCATTAATTGCTTTGCTGTATTCGCTGCTGCTTCCTTTGTCCATGGCAAGGTTCAGGCGGAAATACTCACTTTCGTTTATGTTTGTTTTATTTTTTACTTCCCACTCCGCCTGGGCAAATTTGAAATACGCTTCATCCTTGGTTTTCTTCGGGTTCGCCTTGATGTACAGCTTTTCAGCTTCAGCCCTGCTGATCCTTCTCTCCTTGTATTCCTTCATGATCCAGGCGGCTATATCGTCATCCTTGCTCCCCCGCGTCCGCAACGCTTTTATCTTTTCTTCATATGTCATTCCTGGGTCTTTCTTGGTCAGGCTTCTTATACTGTTCTCTATTGTGTCCTCCTTTACACCCTTACCCAGCGTCAGATATTCCCGGATGCCTTCCGCGGTGTTTTTGTCTCCGCGTTTCTGCGCTTCATACATCCGGCTGTAGTAAGCTTTGTTGCTGGTAATGAAGCCGGCGTCTCCCAGCCAGGCGTTCAGGGTGCCCAGCAGGTTGTCCGCGGTGAACATGTTATCCGCCGCCTGGTACCGGATTACATTTGCGCTGGTGGCCCGGTTCGCGTAGGTGTCGCCCAGGATCCAGTTCCGGATGGCCCGCACATCGCGGCTCAGGTTCTTAGCCGGAATATTGGTGAACAGCTGTGTAAACTGGCCCACCGTGTCCTCCAGATCCCGCCATGCTCCCTTGCCGTTCCCCTGCACTGCCTTCTGCCCGGTCTGCACAATGCTGAACAGCTTGCCCAGGGCGCCCATGGCATCATCCTTCAGCTCGCCGGTTTTCAGCACTTCGATCAGGTCACTGTATCCGGGAATCAGGCTGACGGGGTTTGCTTCGTTCTGCAGATTGTACTGGAATTTATTCAGGAAGTTTTCCAGCCAGGTCTTTTTTTCGTCCGGTGTCCGGCCGGATCCCATCAGGCCCTTCACAGCTGCCTGCAGGATTGCGCTCAGCAGGAAGGTGGCGCCGGCTTTTGCCATGTGCCCGATGCTGCCCTTGTCTCCGGCCCGCACCTTGCCCACGGCATCCGCCAGCACGTTCAGGCTCAGCGTAGGCTCTGCCATAAAGCTGGTGATCAGCTTCATGCCAAAGTTCTGACTGCGCATGTTGCTGCTCTTCACCATGATACTGTCGTACACCTGGGTGGTTCTCATGAGCTCATTAAACCGCTCGCCCACCATATCCAGGAAGGCGTCGCTGCTCACGTCCATATCCGGATGCAGCGCCTTCTGTTCCGCCTTTACCGCGCTCCACATGCGGGTCCAGGTCATCCGGTCCATCAGCTCCGGCGCTTTCGTCAGTGCGTCGCTCACGGTTTCATAGGTGTTTTTCCCGGTTTCCGGCGTAATGAAGTCCTTGGCGCTCTGGCCAAAGTTCATATCGAACCGGCCCATGTCTTTGATCACGGCCACACCGCTGTGCTTCAGCATTTCCGCGTAGCTGCCCTTCCAGTATGCCGGGCTCAGGCCCATGGTCAGATACTTGGGGCTGATCATCATGGCCGCCCGGATGTAGGAAAGGGGCTGCTGCAGGGCCACGCTCAGGCTGCCGGCTACCGCGTTCTTTTTGAACATGGTCAGTGCACGGTCCCGCAGCGTCTTACGCTGATCCTGGGTCACGCCGCCGTTCAGGTCCTTCATGAAGTTTTCCAGGTACCGCAACGCTTCCTTCCCGTAGGCTTCCTCAAACATGATCCGCAGGTTCCGCTTGGTGAAGTTGTCCTCCGTCTCGCCTTCGGTGAACTGGAAGTTCAGGATCTTGTTCACGTTCTCAATGGACGGCGCCATTGTATTGTAGTTGATCATTTCCACAATATGGTTCACCGCGTCCTTTGTGAATGATCCGATCACCAGCGCGTTCTGGGCCATGTGCTGCCGGCGCTTGCTCCAGCTCCTGTGGGCTGCCCAGTTCTCGTCGGTACCGGTAATACCCTTGTCGCTGCGGGCGCTCTTCACGCCGTCCCATACCTTCATCGGGAAGTAATAGCTTTCCTTGTACTTTTTGATGCCGTACATCCGCATGCTGGCTTCGTTGCCCAGCTCGCTCATTTCATTGCTCAGGTAGCTGACAATGCCATCCAGGTATTCCTTCTGCGCATCGGTCATCTGGCCGTACATTGCCTGGATCTCTTCATCCGTCACCCGGATGGCCCGCTGCTGAGTGTTCTCCCTGCGGAGCCTGCCTGTGTTTTCTTCTTCCTCCTGGATGAAGATCCCGCCCTTGGTCAGGTGCTGGCTCATTTCCGGGTTGGTGGTCTGCTCACGCTTCCAGATGGCGTACAGCTCCATCATGTTTTCAATGGAGATCTTCCGCTTCAGGCCGCCCAGCAGCACGTCATGCTTTTCTTCGTTCCAGTTCCGGTATCCGGTCTTTTCCGCCAGTTCGGCCAGCCTTGCCCGGGCTTTCTGCGTTTCCAGACCGCTGCGGTTTTCGCCCTTCTGCATATCCTGCCATACGGCGTTCATCCCGCCGTTGCGCAGCATTTTGAAGAAGTATACCGGCGTCATGTTGCCGTAGAATACCGCGCTGCTGACTGCCTTCACGGCTTTGCTGCCCCGGCCGATCAGGTTGCCCTTGAACCGGCTGTTCGCCATATCCTTCCGCACATCCTCAGCCGCGTCTGCCAGGTCTATCCGCCGGTCCAGGAAACTTACGCTGCGCTCCGCACTGATCACGCTTGTAATTGTGCTCACCGCGTCGCTGATCCTGCTCAGCGCGTTATGCAGTCCCTGCAGGTTGGCCATCAGGTCACCGCCCAGACGGTTGTTATAGAATCCGATACCGTCTTCCAGGTCCGCCAGCGCTTCGGTCACCATGCTCTGTGCTTCTTCATCATTGATCAGCCGCAGGTCATCCAGCGTAAACTCTCCGTCCTGGCTGTTCATGATATCCAGCACCCGCTTTGTTTCCAGAAGATCCTGCTTTTCAATTCCGCTGATCTTCCGGCCTCCGCCGATATCATTTTCCACGATCTTACCAAGCATCTGCCGCGCCAGGCTCTTCATGTGCTCCGGCACGTTCCGGATATCTGTTTCATTGATCAGCAGCTTCCGGATCCGGCTGACGTTGGTGGTGATCTTCTTCCTCAGCTGCAGGTTACTTTCCATCTTCTGCCGGGCGTTCTTGTCTTTCTCTATCTTCTGTTTCCATTTCTCCTGTTCTGCCAGCAGCTCCTGGGTTTTTTCGTTCTTCAGCTGGTCAATCAGCAGGATCCGCTCCCTCTTCCACATAGCGGCTTCACTCTGCTCACTCAGGGCGTTGAAGTAGCTGATCGCTTCATTGATATCCCCGGTCAGTTTGTTCGCTCCGGATCTGGCCGCGGCGCCGGTCTTTTTCAGCCGGTCTACAACAGCTGTCATGTCGCTGATCTCGCCCGCCGTCTCCGCTGCCTGTCCGCTGATCTCCTGAACGAATTGCAGGGTCTCCCTGATCAGTTTCAGGCTCTTTTCATCCGTCACAATCTCCGGAACCAGTTCCGCCGCTGCCTTCAAAACGGCTTCACTTGTTTGCATCACGCTTTCATTGTTAAACCGGTCAGCAAACACAGTGTTCCGCTCGCTGCGGATTACCCGCATCAGCTCATCCACCTGTTCCAGCGGCGCGGTATCCGGATCCAGGCTGGTAATTTCATTGCTGATTTCGCCCCACTGGTGTTCCAGGTTTGTCCCTGCACTGGCAACAAACCGGATCCCGGTACCGGCCAGTTCCGTGTTCAGTTCCCGGATCCCGCTGTCCTTTGCCTTCAGTTCCTTCAGCTGTGCCGGGCTCAGGCCGATTTTCCTGCCGCGCAGAGTTGACAGCACATAACTGTCATAGCTGCCCCGCATTTTTCCCAGGATCAGGTCCGTCAGTTCCTCCGCCGTATTCGCGTCGTACTTCCCTTCCTTCATCTTCAGGGCAATCAAGGCCAGCCGGTTTTCAATCTCTTTTGTCTCCAGGTCGCTGTTCATGTCCGCCTTCAGCTTTGAAGCAATCCGTTTCAGTCCGTTCTGGTTGAACTGTGTCCGGATCTTCAGCACAGCGTTCTTCTGCGCCAGCTGTTCCAGTTTCCCGGCCCTCTCCTGCATGGCTTTGTTCACATCGTCCAGCTGCCGGCTCATGTCTTCCACCAGGCTGATCAGCTGATCTGCCGTTACGCCCCGCACCAGGTTTTTCATCAGGCTGTCCTGCTTCATCATCAGCTTGGCATATCCCTTGTCACTGGTGACTTTCACCAGTTCTGCCTGCACTTTGTCCAGGCGGGTCCGGTCGTTGCTCAGCCAGACGTTGATTTTCCGCATCTGTTCCCGGTCATATGCGCTGAGCTTTCCGCCCTGCTCTGTCTGTTTCTTCAGCAGCTGGCGCTGCATGCCTTCTCGGTCACGGATCTTCATCCGGAGCACGTCAATCGTACCGTGCAGGTCCTTATACTGCCTCAGCATTGTCCGCTCCTGCGCGGTCGGCATGTTAAATTCATTCAGGCCCAGCATGAACCGGTCCACTTCCATGTCCGGGGACTGCTCAACGGAGAAACGCCAGTCCGTATTGTTAATATCTCCTTTTTTACTGAGCGGAATATAGTTTTTGTTTTTGTCCTTTGTGGCAAAAGCAGCTTTTAAGCCTTTCACAACATTTTCAGCTTTTCCTTTTGTATAGCTGAGTACGCTTCCGCCTGGTATCGCGTTGATCGCTGCTTTGGCAGTTTCGCCAAACGATACAACGTTATCAATTATTATCGGGATTGCTCCTTCAGGCAAATCCTGCACCTGCCTGAATCCCATTTCCTCGGCTGTTACACCTTTTCTGTTTTCCAGTTTCGCTTTATATCTGCTTTCCCTGTTGTTTCCTTCAAGCGCAGCAATGACCGGTTTCCCTGTTATTCTTGCAAGTTCTTTTGCCAATAACATTGTATCGGTGTTGTCTGTGACTATTCCTTCATGCCCCGGCATTGGAATAAGAACAGCATTGTCCGGCACATACTTTGCCATGTCGTATGCAGCAATGGAAATAGCCGCCATATCACCATTTTTTATGCGCTTTGAAATTTGAATTGCTTTTCCTTTGTAAGGGGCTGCAGAATAGAACGGATATATTCCTTCTGTATTGTTATACTTTTCACGGATCATCCTTAACTGTTTTTCCACATCACCGTCAAGAATAGCCTGCAGATATTCCTGATCCAGTTCCTCTTCCCGTGCCCTCTTTACAGGATCTTCTTCCTGTGTTACAATATCTTCGGAAGTTGTCCCGTCGGTCGTTTCGGACGTTAAGGCAGGGTTTAGGGGATCTGCCGCCGCGGTAAGGCTTCCTTTTTTTGTACCTTCTTCCACGGACCAGCGGATATCCGGCTTCTCCATGTTGAAGCGCTCGCTGAGCGGGATTACGTTGTCGGCATCGTCATAGGTGACAGGCGCAGCGTCTTTTACCATGTTCGCCCTGGAAACATAACTCAGGCCCCGCTTCACAACCGGATCGCCGTATCCGCCGTCTGCACCTTCATCCAGGATAATGGTGTCGTAAGGCAGATCATTTTCTTCTATGTAGTCGATAATATCCCGGCCGTCCGTCCAGTCCGGCAGCCCATTTTCCAGCAGTTCACCCATGCCGTATTCCATGCGGGCTTTGTTATACAGCTTCGCTGCTTCCGTGTCCCTTGTGTCAAACACCCTGCCCGGGTTCATATATAGTTCATAGGTCATCGGCTGCGTGCTGGTAACAGCATAACCACGGCTGCTGCTTGCACTTGGATGGTTATACCGGTCCGCATATTCTTTTTTCTCTGTGAAATAGCTCCAATCCCTGAACTGAGTAAAGCCGCCAGTGGGTGTGCCATGGAACACCTTCATGGTGTATCCGTTCCTCCGCGCCGCTTCATCCACCAGCTCCTGCTGCCTGGCTGTGTCCCCGTCACGAATGGCCTGATCGTACTGGCTGTCCAACTGTTCGACGGAAAAACTTGCCCCTGTCCCGTTCTTCAGTTTTGCCATTGCTTCCCTTGTCTCGTTTTTGTGTGCCCCTTCCTGATTGACAAAATCCGGATTATCTGCTATTGTATGCATGAGGCCATTGTTCTTAGAACTGCTGGGGAATTGCACCCCTTCACGTCTAAGAAAATCGGCCTTGTTTTTATTTGTGTAGTAGATACCCGGCTTTTTCCCTTCCAGTTCAGTTTCAACCGCATCCTTCAGCAGGTTGTACATATTGCTTCTCGAATGTGCGCTTGCCATTACATTCACATCAATACGTACCTTGTTTACAAGGCCTTCAGGAGATACTCTTATTGGAACCATAACAATATCGCCCGCAAGTTTATGATCCACAATGATAACAACTGAATCATTTTCTCTTGCGTTCGCACGTGATTTAATGATTGTTACAGGATCATTTGCTTTTCTGATGATTTCCATCAAAGAATTAACCGTTACTTTATGATTGGGTTTTGCATCTTTCCCGAATCCCTTTTCCAGATGTTCCTGGTCAAGAACAAGCGGCTTGTTTCTGATCCCTATCATTTGTAATACTTTGAATGTTTCACCAATTACAATTTCACCGTCTCCGACAAGATTCTTGAATTGATTATGATCTTTAATATACAGGCGAAGTAAAGATTCAAACTGAGGATCAAACTGATACTGTTCAGCTTCCACACTGAAATTAACATCTTCCTCCGCCTCCAGTTCCCCGGTCACTTCCCGGCCCAGGGCTTCCTGGCGTGCGCCCAGCCACAGCTTTGCGATCTGCTCTGTCTGATCCATCAGCTGCCGGGCTTCATAGTGCAGCTGATTCCCGGTCAGTTCCCTGACTGCCGCGGACAGCCTGGCCACAAAGTTCTTCACATAGTTCCTGATTTTGTTGTACAGAGACGGGTTTGTCTTTGCGATCTCGTCCCGGAAGTTCTTGCTGGCCAGCAGGTTTTCACAGCTCTGCGCTACCAGGTCCGCCATGGCCCCGTTCATGTCCATGGGTGCCAGTGCGTCTGCTTCTGCTTTGTTCCCGGCTTCCTCTGCCTTCGCCCTGGCCGCGTCGATGTTCAGGATCTTGTCCACCAGCAGCTGCTCTACGTTCTCGCCCTTGGCCCGCAGCTGATCCACAGCATACTGCCGCAGCTGGTTGTATCCCTCCCAGCTGTTCTGCTCCAGCCAGTGGGTCATTTCATGCGCAAGGGTGGCCAGCATGCTGTGGCTCAGGCTCTTATGGTTGTGAACGTTCACCACGATGGCGCCGGTCCCTGTCTCAAAACCGTATACGCCCACCATATCCGGATTGTCGACAACCTTTACATTGTTGCCCATGCGCACAACAACTTCACCCAGGGCGCCCAGCTGGTTCCTGAGTTTCCTGCTGTATCCTTTTGTTTTTTCTGTGAAGTCGTCCGTGCCGTACTCAGCGCCGTCCAGCGTGAAGATACCCTGGCCCGGGACCACCTTCGCCTGGTTCTTGATTCTGGTCTTGTCAATCTCGTCAAACTCTGCCCGGGCTTCTTTGAAAAGCGCCTGGGCTGTTTCTTTGCTCAGCCTGGTTTCCGGTGTCTCCTTGGCCAGTGACATGGCCGCCAGGCGGATTTTCATCACATCGTCCAGGTAATTGGTATTCTTCTTCGCGTCCGGATCGCTCTCCAGCAGCTCCTTGGCCTTCTGCGAATACCTTTCGCTGAGCAGGTTCGGGCTCCGCTCCTGCAGGTTGTCTATAGCCTCCGCCGCGCTGTTGGTTTCCCGGATGCTCCGCTCGATCTCAGCGGCCAGCACGCTGCTGCTCCTGGCCCTGCCGCTGGTCAGGTCGCTGATGGTGTTCATAACACTCCGCTGCGCGGCCGTGTTTTCGCCTACCTGCTTATACAGGTTCATGGTCTGTTCGCTGATGGTATTATATTTTGCCCACAGATCTATGGCCTCGCTGCTCTGTGCCAGGGTGCTCCTGTCCTCTTTGCTCAGCCGCTCGTTTCCTTCAAACAGGTTCCTGCTGATCACTTCCGCGTATTGATCCGGATTCTTTACACCCTGATCCTGCAGTTCCTGCCGGATCGTGTTAGTCATGGTCTCCCGGATAACGCTTGACTGCTCTTCATTGGTTTCCATGGCCATCAGCTGCGCCAGCTTGCCCATCTGTGTGTTAGTCGGCTTTGTCCCGGCATGCTTTTTGCTGATCAGTTCCTCCGCCATGGCACGGCTCTGTGTTCCTTCTTTCATGCCTGATGCAATGTTCAGGATCTGATTCATGCTTTTATTCAGTTTTATATTGCTGCCCTGACGGTTTGCCTCAATCGTTGTTAATGTGGCCCGCCCGCCGGACATGAATCCGCCGCTGATTCCTCCGGCCAGACCGCTCATGCCGATATTATGAAGCGTTTCCTGCAGCACCATCCGGCTGGCTTCTTTCGGATCCACATTGTTTGCGATCAGTTCCTTATACCTGGCCATCAGTTCTGTGTCATGTCCATATACTAAACTCATCACACTGTCCAGCGCGATGTTAAGCAGGTCTGATGCCATTTCTTCGGTGCCTTCTGCCGCGATATTCTTCGCAATAAAGCCGGCCAGCTGTTTTTTGTTGCCCAGCATGGCTTTTACATCAGGCCGCAGCAGTTCTTCCAGGCTGTACTTTTCTGTGATCCATTCAATCGCGCCGTCTCCAATGGCATACAGGGCCGCTTCCGTCGGATCCACGCCTTTCCCCAGCAGTTCTGTCATCCGTCCGCTGGTTGCGCTTCCGCTCATAATGACCTGCACCAACTTCATGCTTCTGTCCAGGTCGTTCGGTGCCAGCATTTTTCCTGTTTTCATGGCAATCAGGTTATCGGCAATGCTGTCAATAACCCCCATCAGGAAATTCCCGGTTCCGTTTCCGCCAAGAGCTTTGTCTATGTTTTTGTTCTGCTGTTCTCGCAGGGTATTAATGATCTTGTCTCCGGAATACCATACGCTGTTCGGATCTTTCGCACTTTCAACACCGGCCAGCGCCGCAACCGTTCCCGCAGTTCCCATAAGGCCGGTAACTACCTTTAACGGATAGGAAGCAAGCCGCGCCGGAACTCCCCGTGCAGGATCATCCGCTAATGTCCTGGCATAATAATCCTGGTATTCTGTCACACAGCTCTGCAGGTAACTGTCCAGGCCCTCCAGGAATGCTTCCGCCTTATGGGTGCCATGCTCCTTGTCATATTCGAAAAAGATATTGAACTGTTCTTTCTGGTTGTTCTCCGGATCATCGTCAAGGAACTGATACTTACTTACCATATCAGGCATATTTTCAGATCCGCCAATCCGATGCGGATCATTAATGATCTGGTATGCTTTTTCAACTTCTGTCCGCGGATCGTAATGATGGATCATTCCTTCCGGATCCTCTTCATCAACAATCCATTCATCCTTCGGGATCAGCTCCGGTTTATACTCTCCCGTATAACCCTGGGCTTTCAGTTCCTCCGCCTGTTCAGCCAAACTCTGCTGCTCTTTCCGGAATACCTGCTCCTGCTGTCCCTGTTCTGCAAGCCGGCCAAACACATCAGACCTGACCAGGCTGTCCTGGTATTCGCCTTCGTGCATATCCCACAGGTCTGTATACGTATCGTTTGCGCTCTGAAGCACAGCGTCAAGCCGCTTGTCCAGTTCAGCCTTTTCTTCCGGCGTCATGTTCGCCGTCCGTTCCGCATATGTATCCCTGTTTTCCATCATCCGGTCATACAGGGCCTCCCGCTGCTCTTCCTGGCTGGCGTCCAGCGCCCAGATCTTCGGATCATAATCGAACTGGAAAAAGTCATCCGCTCGCTCTATCGTCTCCTGCCGGCGCTTATCTGCCTCGCGGCGGATGATCTGGTTTTCTTCGTCATCATATCTGCTGATTTCTTCAGGCGTCAGCTGATTCCACATTTCCGCCATTTCAGCATCAAACTGGTCTACATCCTCATCATTATTCAGCGTCCATATCCGCCGCTCATATGCGCCGGCACCGTGAATACTGTCATACAGGGCCTTGTCATATTCATCCTGGTAATCAGTATAGTCCGCCGGACGGTTGGCTTTCAGTCCCTCATTTTCCTCCAGCAGGTCCATTACGCTTCCCCAGGCATGCGCCGGCCTGCTCTCTGTGAACTCCTTCAGGATCTGGTTTGCTTTGTTTGCTGCTTTGTCGGCTTCCGTCTGCTGCCTGGCTGTCCAGCCATTCAGTCCTTCGTCCGATACAAAACGCTGGTCATATGCCATGTCCAGCCGGCCTTCCTTTTTCAGTTTCATCCGCCGTTTATTATGCGTTTTCCACTCATCAACTGTAATGACATGCGCACCGTCTCCGCCATTTTCCTTTTTCATCTGGCTGAAGCCTTCATATCCCGCGCTGGCAGCATCTTTCTGCATTCCGCGGATAATCTGGTCCATGGCCACATCCTGCAGCATGTCTCTTTCACTGCGCATGATCACAGGCCGTTTTTCATTCTGCGTCTGCAGTTTTCGGATATCGTACGGTTTCCGCATGTCATGGATTTCCTGCGATACTTCCGTTACAGGCTTTCCGCCCAGGATTTCCCGCGCGTCTCCTGTCTTTGACCCCAGAATCCGCGCCGCCTGGTTATCCAGCTGACGCTGCTCATCCATCCACTCCTGCAGGGCTATACCATATTTCCGGTCCCGCTCCTGCTGGGCCCGTGCCTGCAGATCTTCAAAGATACCTGTCACGCCTGAAGGAATCCGGTTGAACTCACCCAGCAGTTCTCTTTCGGCAAATTCATTTTTCCTGTAAAATCCATCCTGCTCATTCTGCTGTTTTCTAACCTGACCAAACCTCTGGAAACCGTTTTTCTCCGCTTCCAGATCACGGTTGCTTCTACGTCTTGCCATTTTTCCCAGCCCTCCGTACTCTTACTTTTTCTTTTTCAGGCCCATCATATCCATAATTTCATCCGCCATCTTGCTGGCACCCTGTGTTATATCGTTGACAGCACCGGTGATTTGTTGCGTAACCGGATTGTTTGTCACAATATCCGGCACCTTTTTGACAGCGTTTATCACACCGTTGACCAGCTGCTCATTACCGTCCTTCACATAATCAATATCCCTGATCTGTTTTTCCGGCACTTCCTGGAATGTTTCGGCGTCATAGTACTTTCCGTTGATCTTGTAATAATACTTTGCGCCTCCGCTCTTCCCTCCGCCTCCGCCTCCGGTCTTTGCCTGGGCCATCATCTTCTTGGCGTCCGCTTCGCTGATTCCCGCGGCCTTCAGCTGCGCTTTGCTGGGCATCTTGCCGTTTGCCAGGATACTGGTGCAGATGTTGTAGGCGTACTTTTTCTCGTCACTCATCTTGTTATAGTTAAACTGTTCGTCCCACTGACGCTTCTGTTCTGCCATCTGCTGCTGGGTGTTGTAGTCCGCGTTCTCCGCGCCGGCCATCTGCGTCCAGTAGTTCAGTTCATTCATGTACTTGTTGTAATCACGTTCGATTTCTGTGTCATACCGGCCTGTTGCGTACTGCCGTTCATTTTCCCAGTCGCCAACCGTGTCACGATACCGGCCGTAATCTGTCTGATCAGCCTGGCTGAGCACGCCAAACTGATCCATCAGCTGATTCTGGCCGTACTTATACCTTTCCCAGGCCCTGTCATACAGATCTACTCCCTTGTCATACAGCCCCTGCAGGTACTGGTCATAGGTTTGCTGTCCCACCATCTGCCCGTAGCTGCTTCCGTATCCGCCATTCAGCGCGGCTGCCTGTCCCATGGCGTCCATACTGGCCTGCTTCCCCTGCTGCACATACCTGTCGGACAGGTTTTTAAACAGCGCGTCCCCTTCAAAGCTGTATTTGAACTGCTCCGGATTCTGAATCCGCTGGATGATATCGTTCAGCGCAGCGTCATACTTGCTTTCATATCCCTGCGGTTTCTGGTTGAGAACGCCCTGCAGTGTCTGCTGTGCCTGCTGTACAGCTACTGACGGATTATACCCCTGCTGTAGGCTCCCCAGTTGCTGTGCTGTCACATCAGATACGCCCTGCAGGCCTGAATAATGCGTAGCTTGCTGTTTCTGCTGTGTATTATTCTGCTGGTTTGTTCCGTTCTTCAACATCTGCAGTAATGACTGCTGCGTTGCCGGATCCGCCTGCTGCAATGGCCGCGCATATGCTGTCGGAATGAATGTAGAATGTGGTAATTCTTTAATCTGGGAAACTCTCTGTTCTTCCTTTTTCATTTTTCTGTCCTCCTTTTAGGTTGCTGTGATCTTTTTCCAGCTTGTTTTCCATGTTCCCGCTGTTTTTGTTAAAAACGCTACACCTGTCTGCAGATTGTCAACCACAACCACTGCTATTTGTGAATGGTTAACACCGCGGTATAGGATAAATACATGTCCCGAAAATGGGCATCCTATATTCTGTGCAGCGTTTGTCCAAACTATGTAACCCGCACTTATGAAGGATCCACTGGGCGCCGCTTCTACCAGCGCGTCTATCTTTGTCGTGAAAGCTGCCAGGTTATTGAATGTTCCAATGTCTTCATTTTTGTTAATAGCTGCCATGTCCGCAGCTGATGCAGCCCCGATATTTGTCCGCGCCTGCGTTTTTCCTGTGCTGTCCAGAACTTGTGCTTCTGTCATTACCAGCAGATCTTCAAGCCGATTGTTCCCGATATAAATCTGTGTGTTTCCGCTGATCTCGATCAGGCTGTCTTTCCCTGTCGGTACACTCTTGGCCAGCGCTTTGAAAAACGCGATCCTGTCACCGTCCGCTGCAATATGGATAATAAACTTCGCGCTGGGCAGGATAGCCGAGATCACTGTGGTTTCCAGGTTGTCCTGTAGGATCAGTGATATAACGTGCTCATTCTGGCTGCCAAATGTCAGGTGGCTGCTCGGCAGCAGAAAACCCGTTGTCTGCGCTGTTGTCTCCTGGGTGCCGTTATAGTTCAGTTTTGCTGTCAGTGTGTTTGTGCCGATCTCTGTATAATGCTTTTCAAGCGCGAACTTCGCGTATTCGTCCGTGTCATCCGCGTTCCCGTTCTGGTCGACCCGCCATACAAACAGGCTTCCGGACGGTGCGCTGTAGGCTTCCACTTCCACTGTTACGGTTTCCGTTGCTGTCCGTCCCCGGCTGTCTGTGGCGGTTACTTCGATCTCGTTATTCCCTGCGATCGTCAGTATTCCCGATGTGAAGTCGATCTCATCATCCTGTACGGTCCCCGTATATGCTGCGCCGGTATATCCTTTTACCTTCACTTCCATACCGGTTATCGTTGCCTCATATGAACCCTCCGCGTCCGCCTGGATCCGGACGCCGCAATGGTTCTGCGCGTAGTGATCGCCCACGCTGTTAAAGGTCTTTCCCCCAGCCGTCAGCGCGATGCTCTTCAGGATTTCACCGATCACCGGCACCGCGTCATCCGGCACCTGGTATATCAGCCCTGTTTTTTCATATGTTCCGATAAGCGTGTCTCCGCTGTAGGTTTTCAGCACCAGCTTCCCGGTCTTTGTTACTTCGTTCGGAATCTGCTCCGCCCAGTCTGCAGGGATCTGCAGTGTTACCGCTGTTACACCTGCTGCCACATCAGTCAGCTCTGTCTCCATGCCTGTTCCGAACGTCAGCTGGTATTTATGGCTGTATGTCGTCTTCTCCGCGCTGATCGTCAGTACCGCTGTCTCCCCGCCCTTCAGCGTCGTTTTATTCAGATTCGCCGTACTTCTCCTGTAATATTCCGCCGTAACAGTCACCGCCGCCGCCGGCATGGTAAACACACCGCCGCTGATGGTTCCTGTGCTGATCTTCCATCCTTTGAACTCATAGCCTGGGTTTGCAGCCTGTGTCAGTGTTATTTGTGTACCCATTGTTGCGGATGAAGCGCCGCTTACGGTACCAGCACCTTCCGGACTTACCTGTTTTGTGATCGCGTAACTCTTTTTACTCCAGGTCGCTGTTACCACCACGTCGTATGCCGGCATGGTAAACTTATTGTTCGTGATCGTTACCTGGGTGCTGGTGTTTTTTCTTACCGCCGTCAGGCTGGCCAGCTGGTACCCGGTTGCCGGTGTCGGTGTCAGTGTTACCGTCGTTCCCTCTGTCGCTTTGCTCTTGCTGGCTGTCAGGGTTCCGCCCGTTCCGCTGTTGCATGTAATGTTATGCTGTGTTTCATATTCACTTTCTACCGTAATGGTGATTGTCCACGCATGGGATGTGCTGTCAGTATTGTGGATCTTCACCTTGCAGGACTTACCATTGTACCAGCTGATCGCCGTCCTGTCCGTTGTCCATGTATCAAAACCGTTCCGGCCCAGCGCCGTCTGCGCGTTGCCCCGCAGTTCGCAGTATGAAAGATAGCTCACAGCCTTACTGATTTTGCACCGCTTGAACTTCTCCCCGGATGGCAGCGTTATTGCCGGAAACTCAAAAATACTGTCGTTCCCTCCGCTTACCGATTGGGCCTTGACTGTTGTATAAGTCGGCATTTTTACGTTCCTCCGTTGCTACTGCCGGCGATCAGCGCCAGCGCCCCGCCTGTCAGTGCCTTCCAGATGTGGTTCCCGATCTGCATTGTCCCGGATACCCTTGCGTCTGACACATAGAACATCCGGCCGGAAAAATAAGCAACCGGCTCGTCACCGCCCTGGTAAAACGCCAGTTTGTCCTTTGTGAATGTGGCCATTTTATTGGCCAGGTTCAGTGTTCCGTCCGCTTTTGTGATGTGCTCGCCAATGGCGATCCCGATAATATCTTCCCCGTTTTCCTGGCCTATCACACCGATATTAATGAAATCCTGGTATGTGCTGCGGAATGCCTGCTGTGCCTCCGCCACATCTTCCAGTGTCGTTACCTTTGTAAACAGCTGACTGATACCGTTTGCTGACAGCGTGATTTCGTTCTCCAGCTGTTCCATCAGCCGGCCGAACTCATCGCTGTTTGCCGTGATCTGCGTGTGCAGCGTTGTCCTGATCTCTTCCATTTCCGTCCGGACTATATTTGCGGTTTTTATAATCAGCTCCCTGGCGCTTTCCAGCCGTTTCTTTTCCTGCTCCGGGCTGGCATACCGCACTGCGGCCTGTCCCTCCTGATCCAGCTGCGCAACGGATACGGTCATCAGCGCGGTGTTCAGTTTCCCGCTCAATTCCGTAAGGTAGCTGTACAGCTGCATCAGCTGCTCTGTTTCCTGTCCGCGCAGTATCGGCGGATTTTCAAAGAATACTTCAGCCATCTCCGCCCACCTCCAGGATCCTGCTGATATCGTAGATCACAGCGTCGCCGTGGCCTGTCAGCTTAAATCTGATATGATCGCAGCGTTTCGGTACCACGGGCAGCACAAACGTCCTCAGGTCTGTGCCAGCCTTTTCTCCGATGTATTCATACGCTCCGTCGTTGTACTTAATCCACAGCTTCATCCAGGCGCCCTGCGCCAGGCTCGCCCGGATCTTGAACATACTCAGGTACTTTTCGTTGCGTACCCGCTCAGGGCTGTCATAACTACCTGCCTGGATGAATGTTGTCCCGAACAGATCAAACTCCGCCATCCAGTCCCGGTCCGCTTCCGTGGTCCATCCTTCCGCACCCAGCGGTCCCCGGACACTCACCAGCGTATTGTTGTCCTCGTCAATGTAGAAAAGATCATCATCCACAGCCCCGAAGCCCAGCGCCTGCACCGCGTCCTCCTTGTACCAGGTATTGTGTGCTGTGTCATATACAAACATGTGCCAGTTGTTTTCACTGTCCTGCATGCTGATGTAGTATTTCTCGCCCAGCACACCGGCCCGGGCGTCATAGTAGAGCTTATCGCCCAGTGCTTCACTTACCGGTTCCGGCATATTGCCGTCATAGATCATCACCGCGTTCCTGGCTTTGTAGTAGATGTTCTCCGCCACAACTGCCAGGCTCCGCCAGCTGTCCTTCTGCACGCCCCGGGCAATGGTTGTCTGTACAGAGAAATTGCTCGGCAGGCTTCCGCTTACCCGGTGGATGCAGTTTTCCTTGAAAAACACCGGATATCCCCGCTGCGTGATCGCGCCGGTAAACGGCCCGTCTGTCCCCACAGAGTAAACACAGCTGTCCGTGGAGATCCCCAGCACCCGGTTCCAGTTCCTGAAGTCTCCCAGCACGCAGGCCCGGATCTCGTTAACTATCTCTTCACCGACCAGACCGTACTTGCAGCCCCACAGCCGGTTGTTGCTCTCACATATAAAGTCCATGTCCGGGATCGTCAGGTCTGCCCGCACTTCCTGGTCCGCCAGCGCATCCTGTGTCTGGCTGATCAGGCCCACCACCACTATGTAGTCCGTTCCGCGGAAATAAACTACCTTGCAGCCGTTCAGCGCCTCAATCTCCGCCTGGATCTTCGGATCCTCGCTGACAGCTTCCAGCCCGCTCAGGTTCACCGCGTCATACTCTTTCAGGCCGTCGCCTATGCCTATGCTGTCACCCTGGATCTTCACAAACGTGGTACCGACTTCCGTCCATTCCTCTGTGGCCGCGTCCCACTGCTTCAGCACATCCTTTTCCCCGCTGGTATCCATCCAGAAGGCGCCGTTCTCTGGATCCTCCAGCGGGTTATCTCCGGGCGTGATCTCGTTTTCTCCGTAATCCGTGCCGTCTCCCCGGCACATGCTTACGCTCAGGTCCGCGCCTGTGATTTCTGATCCCTCCGCCGGCCACAGGCGTTCCATGCTCCCGCAGTCGTCCGTGTCCACCGTGCTGAAGTAAACTTTGTCCGGGAAGATCAGCACATAAGCGCCATAGCTGATGATTTGCTTCGGCAGCGCCGCTTCATTGTCACTCACGCTGATCCCTGTCACCGGTGTAAAGTTATAGAACACCTGCGTCCCCCGGATATGCACCAGCTGGTCCCTACCATGGATCCCCGTCAGCGGTACAGGATCCTGCCCGCTCACGTCATAGCTGGCAATCCCACGTTTTTTCCGCAGCGTCAAAAGCGGATAGCGGTCGCCCGACATGTTCTGCATGTCGTGCATCTCGCCGTCCGCGATAATGTCGTTATGGTTGTATCCCCTAAAAACAGAAGTCATCCGGATACTCTTCTGTCCCGGGATCAGCTGTTGCATATTCCTCATATCCTGATCTCCCTTACACGTCTGATCGGCCTCCGCGTCCGGTTAATCCAGTCCGCTGCCTGCTGGTACGCGTTCTCAAACAGTGCCCGGTCGTTGTTGTACTTGTCCATTTCCTGGTTCTGGTGGTCTATCTTGCTGATAATCCAGTAAGGATACAGCATGTCATACGGGGAAGGAATCAGCAGCTCTGTGGGTTCGTCCTCTTCTTCCTCTTCCTCCGGTTCTTCCGTTCCCTCTGTCTCTTCTGTCTCTACTTCTGTTTCTGTTGCTGCGGCCGTTTCCAGCATGGAAACGTCATATACCGGCCTGGTTTCTTCTTCCAGGGTATGCTCGTGGGTCATAATCAGCTCGCTGAAAATTATTCCCTCAATTTCATTGATGAACGCGATCTTCGCCGCGGTGCTCATCATATTCGGTTTCAGCTCATCAGCCATTTCAATCGCGCCCTGCAGTGTCATCCTGTTTTCCTCCTTTTATGCAAACAAAGACGGGGATACCCCGTCTTTGTGACCGGGTAGCGCCCGGTTAACCTCCGATAGCGTGCTGCTGCGGCTGCTCCCCGCTGCGGTTGGGAATATGGTCCGCATAGTCGTCCGCTTCCGCCTCCGCCGCGATGGATGCCTGCAGCACTTCCGCAATCGGCTGCGGCATGGTATGCGGCTTCCCGTCCGCCGGCAGAAGGAATCTGCGGTCATTCACACAGATGTAATAGCTCTGATCTTCCCCCCTGGGCTTACGGGGTACAATCACCTGTACCGTTTCCTCCCAGGGATCCTTAGGCTTCTTTTCCGCCTTGGGTTTCTGGTTCTCTTTGGCCGGCGCCTGGTTCTCCTGCGTTTCCGCCGGATCCGGCTGTGCGGCCTGGTTCTCGTTGGTCATGGTTTCAGTTTCGTTGTTCTTCGCCATGTCAGGCTCCTTTCTGCCCGTTTCGTGGGCGATCCGTTTTAATTGGGTTCTGCCGGCGGGATGGTTCCCGCCGGCTCCCCCTTCCCCTTAAATCTTCACCAGGATGCCCTGGTCGATCAGGTTCTGTACCGCGTCACTCGCGGTGATGGCCGTCCCGCCGTTCTCTACGGCAATGGCCTTCGGCACGCCGTTGGGGGTCAGGACGACTTTCGCGTTTTTGTGCAGCCGGATCGGGTTGTCGTTCACGTTCACCATGGTTTCCTCTGTCACCATGTACAGATTGTTTGCCTTGGTTTTCAGGAAGATCACCACGTCCGCTTCACCCATCTTGAACTTCTTGGTTTCCGGGTTCACCGTGACGCCTCCGGCAATCACTTCGTACTCGTCCACCTCATAGCCGGATGCGATCTCCACGGTCAGGGTTACGTCCGTGTTCTTCTGCACGTCCGTATCCGAACTGGCCGTGAAGGTGGTCACATGGCTGTCCTTGTGCAGCGTGACGCTGTGCCCGCCGGCAAACAGGTCCAGGATCATTTTCATGCCGGTGCCCTCCTTCTTAGTTCGCCGCGTCGGTGCTGGAGTAGCTGGAACCGCTCCACACAGTCACCATGCGCTCCTGGTACAGGATCTTCGCCGCAATCTCGAACTTGGTACCGATGGTGCTGAACTGGTTCAGCGGGCCGCCCACCTGCTCCTTGGTCTTGACGATGGTCTCCATGCCGGATCCTTCCGGATCCACCACGCCGAAGGCGTCCTTCCCGAAGAACATCGTCTTGTAGGTGGCGTAGGTCTGGCCGTCGCCCTTGATGATCGGCGCCAGGTTGCTCACCACGAACCGCACATTGTGCAGCTCACCGATCTCGCCGTTGAAGATCTGGGTGGGCGCTGCGTACTTGTGGGCTTCGATCCAGTCAGGATGCTTCCGCAGGTCGTACACCACATGCGGATGGACCACGGCAACATACTTTCCGCCGCTGAAGGTGGGCGCTCCGCCTACCTGCAGGTTGGTGAAAGCCTTGTTGATCATGTCCGGGGTCAGGTTGCAGTTCAGTGTGGCCAGTGCGGTCTGCAGTCCTGCTTCATTGGCCGGAGTGCTGTCATAGGCACCGGTGCTCCTGTTGATGGCATCCGCAAACAGGATGTTCGTCGCGCCCTTCAGCACGTTCCGCACCAGGATATCGTGGGTCTTGCCTCCGGCAGCGCCCAGCTCTTCCACGGCGCCCGCGATCACGTCATCCAGCGCGTGCAGCTCCAGCAGGTCGGTCACAGCGACGTATTCGCCGTACTGCGCCAGGCTCACATTGATGCTGGTCATGCCCAGCTTCTCGCCGGTGGGGATCACGCCTTCAGTCAGCTGGCTGCAAAGCGGCAGGGTGTTCCATTTGCGCCATTCAATGGTGCGGCCCCTGCGGCTGGGCAGTCCCTGTTTCCGGCCCAGCTGCGCAAAGATCAGCTGATCCCGGTGGTTCTCCAGCAGCTCGGTGTCGTAGAACGTCTTCATGGTCGGGGTCAGGTCGTCCGTTCCGCTGAAAGACGTTGCGCTGCCGGTATAGGCGTTGATGTAGTTACCCGTCGCGTTCACCAGCGTGCCGGCGTCCGAGAACAGGTTCAGGATCATGTAAAACAGTTTCTTCATCGCGTTTCGCTCCTTTCGCACGCGCGACGAAGAGCTTTAGGGTCAGAAAACTACCTTTTCTCCCCGTCGCGCCAGTTCTTTAAGGTGTTGCCTTTCTTCCCTGGTCATCGTGCGGGGGTCGAGTGAAACATTGTTGGCCGGCTGCCCGGTCTGCATGGCGCCTTCCATGGGCCGTGCCCGGTTCGCCTGCAGCGTCTGGCTGATCTGCTGCTGTGCCCGCTGGATCCCGTAGCCCATCAGCTGCGGTTCCAGTTCCTTGTGGTGCACCGCAAAGTACGCCGCTTCCACACTCAGGCCGCTGTTCGGCATTGTCAGCCGCTTGAAGGTTTCGTTCTCCATTTCCTTCATCAGGTCGAAATCCGGATATGTCTTACGCAGTTCGTCTGCCTGCCGTGCCAGATTTTCAAAATGCCTGTGAAGGAAAATGGATTCCTGCTCTTCCTGCCGTTCCCTGGTCAGGCGCTCGTTTTCCGCCTTCATGGCCTGCATGTCCCGGTATGCCTCTACGGACATTCCTGCCTTATCCGCCTCTTCCTCGAAAAGACTGTCATCGTTCAGGATATCTTCCGTCAGCGCTTCCAGGTTGCCTTCCTCGATTCCCCGCTGCCGGGCCAGCGCCTTCAGCGCCGGGTCCAGCTTGGCCAGTGTTTCGTTGGCGTCTTTCTGGTTCTTGAACCGGTCCTGAATCGCTGCCTGGATATCCCGGCCGATCAGGTCCTTGAACTTCCCCTTCTTAGCCTCCGCCCACTGGTCTTCCAGGCTCGGTTCCGCTTCCTGCGCTGCGGGCTGTCCCTCCGCCGGCTGTGCCTCCGGTGCTTTCGCTGCCGGTGCCGCCATCTTTACGGGCTCCTGTCCGCGTGCTTTGCGTTTCCGTGCCTGCTCTTCCATCCGCGCGGCGAGACGGGCGTCTACCTGGGTACCGTCATCCAGCGTTCCCGGTGTGACTACGGCCGCTTGTCCACCTTCCCCGGCTCCCGCTGCCGGCGCTGCGCTGGCGCCCGCTGCTCCGCCGTCTCCGAAAAGGTGAAGATTCATAAACATTTTTGCCATTCAAGGCTCCTTTCTGCCCGTGCGTGGGCGATCCGTTATTTGTTATGTATCACAGGTGATATCGTTTTGTTAGTCGCAGGACTTTTATGCCGGCTGGGACGCCTGCTGTGCCCTGGCCCGGGCATTCCTTACTCCCGCGCTTTCGTCGCTTGGCGCATTTGCCATGGCGTCAGGCGGCTGATGCATCCCCTGCATCTGTACAGGACCTCCGCCTGCCGTCCCGCCTGCGTCCATGCCGATCTGCTGCAGGACCATCCCCAGCTGCTGGGCTATCACCGGATCCTTTTCCTTCTGCGCCAGCATCAGCGCAATCTGGCCCACCTTCAGCAGCGCATCCCGCAGCGTGCCCTGCTCCCGGATCTTGTCCATGACTTCCTCTTTCCGCTTGAAGTCCATCATGTCCAGCATCATCAGGCTCTGGTCAACTGTCTGCGGATCGAACACGCCCAGCTGCCGCAGCTGGATGGCCAGCTCGTTTGTGCTGATCTTGGTATATGCTGTTTCCCGCTGTGTCCGCACGTCGATATCAAAGATCGGCCGCCGGTATCCTTCCTGCAGGCCCAGTCCGCCCTGCAGCTGCTGCTCCCTCAGCTGCGCGTTGCTGTACTGCACGTACTTTTCCTGTCCGTTGGGTCCCAGAATCCGGAACTGCCGCGGGATATCGTACAGCTGACGCACGCGTTCCAGGGTCATCATGTAGATCTTCCGGTCCGCACGGTAGCTGCTCCGGGTGCTGTCCTTGCTGCCACGGCCGCTGTATTCCTGCAGGGCCGCAATGGCGCTGGCCGCTGTCACGCCCGCCGGTGTGCTGCCGTTGTTCACGTCGGTGTTGCCCGTTACAAACTTCAATTCCTCAATTTTCCGCTCCAGCATGCTCAGCGCGTTGCCCTGGATGCCGTTTGTGATAATCTGCCGGAAATTGTTTTCATTCAGTGATCCGGTAAAATACACAAACGGATTGGACCAATCCGCGTACTCGCTCTCATTGATCCCGCCGTCCTGCTGCACAAACCATCGCGGCGTGCTGGTTACCACAGCGTTGAGGACCATGGCCTGATTCAGAATATCAATGTCTGTCTGAGCGTCCCTGCCGATATCGATCAGGCCGTATCCCGCCGGGCTGCCATGCACCGGGTACAGCGGATCCAGCACAAAGGGGTATTCGCCGTCATCGTACAGGCCATGCACCACGCCGTTTTCGTCCGGTTCCTTGTTTTCTGTGCTGTATATGATTTCCCGGTTCACAAACTGGCAGTAATGCAGCACCTTCTTCGGCCCGTACCAGGTGTGATAGTACCAGTCCACCAGCACGCTCTTTCCGTCCACCTTCACCTGGTCGTCCCGCCGGTATTCCGCCGGCTTCAGGTAAGCGTTCTTCAGTTTTCCTTTCAGATGTGGGTACCGCTGCTCCAGGCGCCTGGTGTCCACAATCTGCACATAAAACAGGTTTTCGCCGTCCTGGATATCCTCTACACCCGGCTCCCAGAACAGGTTCAGCAGGCTGATATTTTTGATGCTGATATCGCCCATACCGCCCAGCTTGCTGGCGTCCCAGCCAACGTGATACGCGCCGGTGCCTTCCTGGAACTTCTGCCACTGTGCCTTGCTGTATTCTTCTTCAAAGCCGTTCATCTGCAGCACCACCGGCAGGATCTCGCTCAGGATCTCCGCCTGAGGTTTGTCCTCCTGCATCCGCGGCAGCACAATCGGCTCCGGAAAGCTGTCCATGGCCTCCGCGTGTTTCCCTACGATGCAGTTCCACAGCCAGGCCGTTGCGCTCTTGGCCTGTGTCGCGCCCTGTGTTCCCCGCTCATTCTGGATCTGCGGCCAGTTGTGCAGCTTCCACCACTCCTGGGCGTTAATGATCCGCTGGTCTACGCTGGCTTTGCCTGCTTTGTATTCCATCAGCAGGCGTTCCGCTTCGATCAGATCCTCTTTCGTGATTTTTGTCCGGCCGTACTGCTGCCCTGCCGGTACCGTTCCGGCCAGGGCGGCGGCTCCCATTTTCGCGCCCTGGTGATAGGCTTCTTCTTCCTCCGCCGTCCTCACCGGGCTGGTGGGTAGTCTCGGTTCAGTCTCCTGCACCATCTGGTTGCTGCGGGCCATCAGGCCGTCCAGTTCCGCGTCCTCCCGCTGCGGAGCCTGCAACTGCGGCTGCTGTGCCTGCATTGCCCTCAGTCGCTCTTCTTCCTCCGGTCGCCGTCCTCTTCTGATGATCTCGCTCATTGTGCCTGTCCCTCCTTCTCAGGTAATATCCTTTCCCCGTCCCGGATCATGGTCACGCTCTGCGGATGACTTTTAGCCAGAAGCTCCAGCCCGTCCCCGTAGGCTTTGAACCGGTTCCTGACACCCAGCCTGGCCCAGTCTTCCGGGAAGATCCTGATCAGCAGGTCCCCGGGATCGTTTCTGTAGTCTGCTGCTTTCAGCGCGTCCGACGGAAACTTGCTGATGGAATACATCAGCGCCTGTGCCAGGGCGGCAGCCGCACTGCAGATCTCTTTGTACTGTTCGCTTTCTTCCGCCGTGGCGTGGCCTGTTACTGTTATCTTCAGTCTCTCTGTGTTCATCGTGATGGTTATCATCGTCTCTGCATCCTCCCTATGAATTGGTCCAGCGGATCCGCGCCCCACTCCGGGATGATTTCTTTCTCCGGCAGCCGCGGGGTTATGGGCCTGCTCTGGCAAAAATACCTGGTTTCATCGGCGGGGTGATCCTCGCCCTTTGTATTCAGATCCTCTGGCTTGCCTGGGTCGTATTCCAGCGTCACTATCGTGCGGATAAAGTTCTGGCAGGTGCTGAAGATATACATCATCGGATAACCGGCTTCATCGAACATCAGCCGGTAATGGATCTGCATCCATCCGGGGATCCGCGCATTATCGCCGGGCGTAAAGTAAATCCCGTACTTCGCCGCTGTTTCAGCGATGCTGATTCCGCCCTCCGCGTCCCAGATCGCCGGATCCGCTATGCCGTGTATCGTTCTGCCGGCCAGGTACGGATGCTCCTGCTCATACTTCTGCAGTTCGCTGAATACTCTTTGCGGCGGCCACTTCAGGCCGGTATCCGGCACCGGATCCTTCCCGCTGTACTGCACGCCGTAAAACTCGCAGATCCTGTATATGATCCCGTCATCGTCCACGGTCCAGTAGCCGCAACTGAATGGCTTTGCATAGCCCCAGTCAAAGCTCCGGTATATCGGCCAATGTGATTTAGGCTTGAACGGCGTGATCACGTGGCTCCAGCGCCGGTCATCGTAATGATCCGGATCGTTGCGGAACTCTTCAAAATACATGCCGTCAAATATGTTCCAGTCTCCGTACAGCCAGGCTTTCCGCAGCTTCGGCGGCAAATTCTCAAGAAACTTGATATAATTCGGATCCGCTGCCATCAGTGCCGTGTTGTCTGTGACCAGGCTCTGGATGAACTGGTAGTCCTCCGGCAGTTCTCCTTCCCTGAAATCCCTGTCCACAAACAGGCGTTTTATATAGCTGTGTCCCGGGCCGCCAGGGTTGCATGTGTAGTAAATGCGCTTCGGGAATCCGTTCACGCCGCGGCAGCAGCTGGTAATGATCTTCAGCCAGTATTCCTGGAACTGTGTCGCCTCATCGATGAAGATCACGTCGTATTCCACGCCCTGATACTTCATCTCGTCCTTGTCGCTGTCGTAGAACTCAAAGCTGATCGTGCTGCCGTTGGGGAATGTGAATTTCCGCTCCTGCTGGTTATACCTGGCAATGCCTTTCAACAGCGCCTTCAGCGGCTCGATATGGTTATTCCGCAGCTCAACCAGCGTCCGGCGGACGATCAGGATTTTGATCCCCGGCCAGCGGTTCGCAAGCAGCATTGCCTTCGCCCGGATGGCCCAGCTTTTTCCTCCGCCCCTGGCTCCGCCGAAAGCTACGTGCATGGCCCTGGCCTGCAGGAAACGCAGCTGCTTTCTGTTCGGCTTAAACTCAATGATCCTTCCGCCGTGATCCGGATCCGGGACGATGGTTTTCAATACCGCCGCTTCACTCATCCAGCGCCATCTCCTCGTCCGTTCCCTCGATCACAACCTTGATCACGGTGTTGGCCGTCGCTGCCTTGCTGGCTGCCTTCTCCGCCAGTTCCTCCGCGTACTTCTCCCGCTCCAGCTTCGCCTTGTCCCGCAGCGTCTCGATCTTCGCCCGGTCCACTTCGTTTGGCATGTTGTACAGATCGCGCTTGATCTCCACCAGCTGGGCTATGGCCTTGGTCAGGCTTTCCACTCCGCGCAGGTCGTCATACTTTCTCGGCGGCTGGTCCTCGATAAATTTCAGCACCTTGTCCAGGGCGCTTCCTACCTGCTCGGTTACTTCCGCCAGCTTTTCGAACTCCTGCGCGCGCGCGTCGCATACGCGCTCAAGCACTTTTTGTGTCACTTTTGTGTCCAGATTGTGCTTCTTTTTTCGCCAGCCTTCCTTAGATGCCCGGTGACGGATCGTATCAGCTTTTATCCCGTACTTTTCCGCCAGCTTCTGGTAGGTGGTCTTTCCCTTGACGTATTCAATCCGGATCTTCCGCCACTCCGCCGTGCTCAGCGGTGCCCGGCGCTTCTGTTCCTCCGCCGGCTTTTCTTTTGTTTTTGCCTTCCGGGTCGCCGGCTTCGCGGCAGGCTTCTTTCCTGTCGCTGGCTGCTTCCCTGTCGGCTTCCGGGCCATATGAAAAAGCCTCCTTTCGGTCGTTCTTGTCTTAATCGTACCGATTGGAGGCTGTTTTGTTAGTCGCAGTCTGTTTTACTCGTCCGGCCATTTCCAGTGTTTTATGCTGCAGCAGATCTCACACCGCTGATAATTGTTTTCGCAGTATGTCTCCTGGTGGAACCTCTTTTCCTTCTCGCTGTTGAAACGGATCATGTTCTGTGTTTTGTCTATCACGCCTTCACAGACGATCTCCTGTTTTCCGTGCGCCACAAAGAACGGGCAGCAGATGTTCCCTGTGTCCGATGTTGAACTGATCCTGTTCTCCCGCTCGCTCATGTGATCCTCCTTAGTACGCAACGAATATACACGCCGTCTATCACGTCGCTGAAATGTACCTGGATATCCTGCAGAATGCAGCCTGGATATAGTTTTTCCATGATGGGTTTGGCTTCGTTCTTGAAATTATATGCTATCCGCTTGACGCGGCTGTTTGCGAGCTTGGCGTCCCTGGCCCTCGGCTCCGGTCTTTTCAGGTTCTTTGTTCCCCGCCAGATCCTGCCGCCTTTCTTCGGTGCCCGGTCGAATTTTTGTTTCCAGTTGTACATCGAGATGTCTCCGTATCCTTCTGACATCTCCTGCAGGTTTGTGGTGTTCGCTCTTCCGTGGTTCCTGTTCAGCTGCCCTTTTTTCCAGAGTGCTTCAAGTTCCCTCGACGGTATTCCTCCGTTCATGATTACATGAAAGTGCGGCCGCTTTCCGGTATATGTCGCTGCCGGGAACTCATCCCCGCCGATGACATAGACTGCTTTCAGCTCCGGCAGTCCGTATTTCTTCCTCAGCCTCCTTACCCTGTTCAGGTAATTGCGGATATCCTTTTCCACCCGGTCCGGATCCGGCGGATCGCCGGCATAGTCCAGGCCAATTCTTACGTCGTCGTCTGTGAAATTTTCTTCGATGATCTGAATCAGTCTCAGCCATGACCGTCTTTCGTTCGCTTTCTGCTGCGCTTCGATGTGTGCCGGACTCACAGCCTGTGCCTTTTTTTCTTTCCTGAGATAGCCAACCTGCTGCCGGCCGAACACAGGATAAACCTCCGCGTCTATCCGTTTTCCGCTGACAGTTGTTCTCCTCCGGTAACCCATTTTTCCAACAGGTATAAATGACGGTTCGTCCAGGAAACCTCCGTCCTCCGTCAGTCTGTTGTTGAACAGGTCCTCAAATTCCCAGCTCATGCTGTGCTCCTTTCGGCTGCTCTAACCCGGGAGGCGCTTCCGCCCTCCCGGGACCCTCCCGGTATGATGATCCATCTTTCGATGACTGATCGACATGTCGATTTCGGTTTTCTTCTTATTTAAAATGCGCGAATTATGAATACTGTTTACAAGCCTCACAATGGGGATCCCGTCCCCCAGTTCGCGCAGCTTATCGGCCGCCAAGCCCTGCGCCGGGAACAATATAGGAGGCGTTTTGCAGGGGAACCGCCAACCCTGCTGGAGCCGCAAGGCAGATTCGAACTGCCGGCCTGGTGATTACAAGGCACCTGCTCTTCCTTCTGAGCTATTGCGGCATGTAGCGGCGCACCTGACTGGTGCGCCGGCCCGTCTTTCCGGGCTGCCATATGCACGAAAGATTCAGTCCAGGTTTCACGGCCCTGGATGCCGTTATTCGCAAGGGGCCGGAATTACACCGGCCTGCAGCATGTGAAGAATGTGGAGCACTTTTCACTTCCTTTCGTTTATACTCGCAAAATTTATTCCTGCCTGTCTGCTGCCCTTCGCCTTGCATGATGCGGGGAATTCCCCGCATGGTTCATAGCTGGATCCCTTCGATCACTGCCCGCACTTCAAGAATGTGCAGGTATTCGCCCATCACATGCTGCTGGTTCGCCAGCAGATCATTGTCGCAGTCGTGATCCGGTTCTTCCACCCGCTTGCGGAAGTTCTGGCTGGCCCTGATCCTGTTGTTAAACGCCTTCAGCCGCTCATACCGGATCTTCAGCTGCCAGTATTCCGCTATAAAGCGGTCTTTGTAGTCACAGCTGGTCATCAGCAGCGCCGTGTCTTCCAGCTGCGGCTCCCGCCTGTTTACGATGATCTCCTGCCGCGCTTTGCTGATCGCGTCTTCGGTGTTTGTCATTGCCCGCCCCGGTGCGGGAATGGTGTTGAATGTGCTCATGGTATTTCCTCCTTTATTTATTCCTTTTTTATATTTCTTCCCGGATGAATACACCCAGGTCGATTTTGCCAAGATATCCCGCATTATCCATCTGGTTCTCTTTGATGGTTACCTTGTTAAAGTTCCTCGTGATTCCGGTACAGTTCACTGTGCCGTTCCTGGAAACATTAGTTTTCAGTATCATCACGTTTATCTCTTTTGTGCCCTTTCTCTGTTCCTCAGTCGGCACATATTGTCCCTTAAGACTGATCACGTCGCCTGTTTCATAAACGGTCCGTTCCAGTGTTATCTTCTTCACTTCCGCGCTCCTCCATCAGCTCTTTCATGAACTTTTCATCCAGCAACTCGTCAATCGGACCCGTCTTTTCCGTTCCGTCCTGCAGCATGGTCCTGTAGTACAGTTTCTTTTTCGGGATCCCGTTCTTTTTGAACGTCCGGATCGCTTTCCGCAGGTCTTTATATGTCAGTTTGGCCATCATTCTTTCCTCATGCAGCGGATCAGCTGGCACAGATTGTCGTTAATTGTTGTCAGCTTCATGGACAGGTTATCCATTTGTTTCTGGAGCAACAGATTGTTCGCTTCGTTCTTTCCGCAGAAACACTGGATCAGCTTCATGGTATTGTCATATATCATGCTTTCCAGCACTTTGTATGGAACCGCATGGCATTCTTCTTCATTCTTCTTTGCCGGCAGTTCCATCTCCATCTGTCCCGGTACCTGATCCTCCGCCTGCTTCTGTTCTTCCCGCTTCCTCTGATCCTCCGCCCGGCGGGCCTCCAGCTGCGTCGCGTACTTCTCCGCGTCAAAATCCGCAGCCTGGATCCGGCTCAGTGTGCTCTGGCTGATCCCCAGCAGCTGCGCCGTCTCGGTTACGGTGCCGCCCTTGTCCAGCATAAACTTGGCCGTAACGCATAACGGCTGGGTGATCTTTAACCGCTCTTTGCTCATATCTGTTTCCTCCTTATCTCCTGTCTTAATCTTCCGTGCAGTCCTGCCAGGCTATTTTGTTCAGCCACATGAACTGCTCAATGCTCAGGCCCATCTGCATCCGGATCTGCGCCGCCGGCATTGTTTGCCGCTTCAGTCTGTTTGCCAGGTAGTTAATCCGGTTCTGCACGCTTTCCGGTTCGTCATGTCCCTTTGCCGGTTTGTTCTCTGTCGGGTATGTGATCGCGCAGCCCTGTATCAGCATGTCCCTGATCAGGTGATCCTTCGCCTGCAGGATCTTCGCCTGCACGGTTTCCTCCGTGTCCTCCGGTGTGATCAGGATTTGCGTTCTCATAGTAAATACTCTCCAGGAACATCATCCAGCGGATCCGGCCTGATTACCTTGACCTTGGCCCGGATCCGAACGCTATTCTCTTCCTGATCCGTACAGGATATGTACCTTATATATCCTTCTTTTTGCAGACTTATCCCGATTCTATGTGCCAGTTCTGTTTTTACGTATTTTTCCAGATCTTCCGCCATGCCGTTTCTGATATCATGGTGCGGTACAATATAGCAGGCCTGGAGCAGATCGATCTTAGGATGTGTCACCTCATATTTAATTTTCTGCTCTGTCGGCGGGTACGGATTTCCTTTCAGTTTTTTCACCAGGTATACCCGCAGTTTTTCCAGTCGTTTCATCTTCATCTCTATCGTCTCCCGTCCAGGTAAAAAACCCGGATCTTCTTCTCCACGCACCTGCGCCTGTATTCATACAGACGGTTCCATGTGTGTTTAAAAACTTGCCAGTTGTATTGATATGCATCCGGATCCGGGATCGCCGGTTTCCTTTCCTCAAACCTGAACCCCTGCATCCGCTCGTTCAGGTAATCATCTGTCAGGACACGGCCGATCTTGACCATCTCATATTTCAGCCGGATTGGTTTTTTCCGCCACATCAGGGTCCAGATGCAGGCCGTAACTGTTCTGCCGCTTCCGCGTCCCCATCCGGTCATGTCCGGGCCATCCGGATCCAGCGCTGCTTTCTTCTGCCTCTTTGTCAGCCGGATCCCGATTGCCTTCGTGATCTTCCTCAGCCTGATCCGTGCTTTTATACCGGCTATCAGCTTTTTCATTCTTCCGCTTCCTCCCACGGGAAATTCTTTTCCCGTCCGTCCCGCGGCCTGGCTGACCATAGCCGCCATGTCTCGCCATACAGTTCCGCCGGTTCCACTTCTGTTGCATAGGCTGAGTACATGCGCACAACTACGTCATCTTCACCAAATGGCTCACGGACCACGGCTACGATCCCCTGCTTGTTTTTGTATTCCAGCCATGCCGGCTCACCTTCCAGCTCGCACATCACCTGATGCAGGCTCAGCAGATGTGCCTCCCGCTCGACTGCCTTCATATATCCCCGGCGGAATGCTTCCTCGTACCGCGCCCTGTCCTGCTGCAGCGCCTGGGCCAGCTTCTCCTTGTCAATGTTTATCCCTACGTTATTCACGGCCTTTACCACGCCGTTTTCCATATCTGCCATGATCTGGTTTGCCATCTGTGTGATAATGTCCAGGGGCGAATCATAACATTCCTGCAGGTCCATATCTTTCAGGTTTATGTATCCTTTGTAATTCATGCTCTTACGCTCCCGTCATTCATAGAAAACAGCCTGCACGCCCGGTTCCCTGTCCAGCCGCAGCGGGCTGGACCCGTGCTGCATGACTTCCTTCTGCCAGCCTGCCAGCGCTGACCGTACCGGCTCGCTGTCATAGGCCTGGATCAGCTCCTGCAGGATCTTCACCTTCCGCCGTCCCTGCTCCCAGGCTTCCTCCATGCCCTTCTTCGGTTCAAGTCCGTTAAAGTTTGTACTGCAGATGGCCAGCTCCTGCCGCATGATGCTCAGGCACTCCAGCAGCACGCTCTTTCTGGTGATCTCGCCTTCCATTTTGTCCTCCGTATCGGCGGTATAGCCGCCTTTTCTTCTGTTATTCCTTAAACTTGAATCCGTTATATGACCCACATCTTCCGCAGAAATCATTGAATGTGTTCAAAAGGATTCTGTCCTTGTAATGGACAACATTCCCACAGCTTGAACATTCGTATCTGTCATCCTGCTCTGCCGGTAGGTCTGACATTCTTTTCCATTCACCGGTTTTCCGTTCCGGTTGTTGCTCTTTCAGCAGGGCATTAAGCCGTTCTATCTCTGCTTGTTGTTCTTTAATCAGTCTTACCGTATCGCAAGTATCTTCTTCACAAAGTTCTTCGCATACATCCCTGTTTTCGCACGTTATGCAATCAGCCATCCTGCTCACCGTCCTTATAAAGCAATCACTTTTAGTATGTGGAGAACATAATAGGTTTCGTTTGGTTCTGCTCCCCATTCCGTTCTGCCCGTTCCAATGGTTAACCTTACCCACACTTTTGCTGTTGCTCCGTATGCTGCATATCCGTTTTTGAGTGTTATCAACGCACAGTTTTCGCTCGGCACTAAACCATTGATGCTATCCTTGAGTAATCCAATAGTGCGGAAACGTTTAGTCCAATATGGTTTGATTTCACGGTATTCTTCTTTCTTTTCACCTTTGCAAATCATATCGAACCATTTCCACTTTATCGGCAGAATCAGGTTTGTTATTCTTTCAGACATTTAATACCTCCTGAAAAGACGGAAAATCGTCATTTATTTCCCAGAGACAAACAACTGTTCCAGCTGATCTTCTGGTTCACCAGCGGATACTCCGCTACCGGCTTCCAC